AGCAAGCGAGCCGTTGCCCCGGATGTATTGTGCCGTCGTTCCGCCTGTTGGAGGGAAGGCCGTGGTCTGTACCGATGCGTTAGGGAAGGTGATTGAGAGACTTGTGCCAGCACCTAAATCGATACCACCTGCCGCACCGTTAATAACAATTTGTCCAATGGATGCAGACGTTGCTCCGTATGAGCCTGTGTCCGAACCAGCAACTATATTTACAGACTGAAATGTAGGATTTGCGTTAATGCTAACCGTCTGCGTACCGCTATTATAAAGTATTGGAGCAGTCGCCGCAATAACGCCTGATGCACCTGTCGCACCTGTCGCTCCGGTAGCGCCTGTCGCTCCCGCAGGGCCAACAGGGGCAACCTCAGCCGTAAAACTAGCAGGCGTGTTTGTGCCGACTGTTACGCTTGCTTCGGGGTCTGCTATCGATGCCGTAAAAGTCCCCTTGCCTTCGATGACGATGGAGAATGATGCGGACATTTCTTAAGCCTTTGTAATTTCAGGGATGATTAGAAACTCGATTGTCTCTGAATAAAAAACAGTACCGCCAATACTTACGCGGATGTCCCAGCGTGCTTCGCCTGTATGCCAATCTGCCGTATATAACTCGTCGCGGGTCGTCGTGATCACTAAGCCTGCACCGTTAAGCGATACGCTTAGGTCGTCGGTCACACCGTTGGCATCCTTAATCGAGGAAGTAATCGTCGCACCGATAAGGTTAGCGAGGCCGCCCGCTGCTGGCGTATAAGTAACCGTAGCAGAGAAAGAGGAACCGCGCTTGAAAGTGAAGTCGGACATAAAGCGTTAGTTTGAAATTACCTTAGCCTTAAGGGTAATCGGTATTTGTAAGAAAGTTTGATAAACTGCGCTGCCTGTGTCGCATTGGACTTCGAGGTATGTAGTAACTTCTGCACTTGCTCCGAGCAATGTAGCAACGCCTGGGCCTGTGAGAGAAATTGAACCTTTGTATCCGGACGCACCTGTTAGCGATGATGTAACTGCCAAAGTTAAAGTGTAAACCGTTGCGGTATTGGTTGCGACGACTGCGATGTTGAATGTAGTTTCGCTCGTTTGCGTGACAGTTGCAGAGCAAGCCGACCATCCCGATTTAGCATTAACCGCGGTAACGATTGCTGCGCTAATTTCAGATGCAGTCACTTCCTTTGTTAAGGCAACTGTGGTAGCGGTAAGTGCTGGTGATCCGTTTGTAATCGTAAGCGTAAAAGAGCCACCTGTTGCTTCACTTGGAATAGTTAAAACAGGGGAAGACCATGTAGCAGTCCCTGCCGATATGGCGCTAACTCCGTTATTAGTATTAACCTGAGTCCCGCCCGGATTGCCGACTGCGTAATAAAGCGTTGCAGAAGGGAAAGCCACCGACTGCATGGGGTAAGATGCAGAGTTGGTTAAACGAACTAAGTAGACTTCGAGCTGAGGCGTGTCGCCTTCGTAAAATATAGTCCGATTGGCTGCCGAGGTATCATTCCAGCCTTTGTAAGCCGTGTCTGACTTTTCAGCGTCTACGTAGAGTTTCTGAGTTGTTAATAGTGCCATGGCTTCTACTTATGCCTATTCGTCAAACGGAGTAGTTGAAGGTGTACCCGGAAGGAGCACCTGTACCGCCTGTGACGTAGAAAGAGGAAGCCCAGCCGTCGTCGATGCAAGGGCCTGTGGTGACGGGTGTAGCAACAGCTACGATATAAGACTCTGCCGTCTCGGTTAGATCTACGTCTCCGGTATGGTACTGCGTAAGCTTCTTAGTCGTGGAGTCGTAGAGAGCAATTAACTTAACCGACAAACCAAGCCTGTCCCACATAGAAGCAAATACTGACAAAGTTGGTATATCGCCTGTACTACCTGATGCAGATGTAGGAGGGGTTCCGGGAATGTTAACAGATACAGTAGCTTGGAAAACGCCTGTATCAAAAACGTGTTTTATAGTTGGCACGCTTCCCTCACCATCGGTTGCACTTGTCGGGCCGTATCGGAAAGTTGAAGCAAACAGGCTTGCACTTATTACCGCAAGGCGAGGTTTACCATATCCAGGAGCAGCGCGATATAAGACGACAATGCTGTCCTCCTCAGTTTCTAATTGAAATTGGTTAAGTGCTAAGGTCGCAGCCTTTGAAGGATAACGCAGACCCTTGTAACAGTTGCACCCATCAACCTTGTACAGTTTGGTATCAGCCAAATAACTTGAGTTTGCAATTGAAGCATCACCTACAGATACATCTCTATTTCCAGATGATGTCAGCAATGTTGTATAGTTTAAGATTTTAACAAAGCCCGGCTCGATGTTCATCCATAGGTTGCCATTTTTATCTTTGTTTACAGTACATTCAAACTGCTTTGCATCGGCCTTAACTTGTGGAATAACGAGCGATACTGTGTCGCCTGTTTCGTAGATGTCATACCCTACGCCTGGGACTATGCGTTTCATTTGACGCGAGGATAGCGACCACTGCCCGAACGTGGATAGACGTCGGTATCTAGGCCGTCTACTGCCACTAAGATTTCGTAAGACACCTTAACCAATTTTCCAAAGTACTCTAGTGATACGCTTGTAAGTAAGAGCTGAGGAGACTCGTCGGCTGCTTCCCACCAACCAGCCTTGCCCCATTGCGGGCCTAATGCCTGAAGCCCTGCTAGCAAGTTGCCTGTGCCCCAATTGCCTGTTGAAGACGAAGTGCATTGCAGGTCTTTTAATGTCTTAGCGACTGAGATGTCCGAAGTGTAGAAGTGTCCGTTAATGCTGAACGATGGAGAGTAATAACTCTTTAGGCCGTACTTGGAATAAATTGGATCGCTAAACTCTTTGAAGTTTCCAGCGCCATCAAATGTTGCACCAAATAAAGGAGCGGAAGCAGTCCCGCCAATTTTATCGACGAAAGCAGGGTGACGAGCAATGGGGTCAGTAGTAGTCGCACCGCGTCCGTTTACTTCGGGGTCAGTACGTGAGCCATTTGCAATGCCGCAGTACTCTGCCGTAATGACTTGCAGGCCGTTGCTATTCATGCTCGACGATGCCTTGTGGCAAACTAACCGAGGGTCATTCTCAAAGATGTCACCGCGTTTAGGGGCTTTAGCAATTAGACCCGATCCAGCCGCACCGTACTCCGTATTTTGAGAGACAATGTAAGTTGCTCGGCAGGTGAGTAAGCCGAAGCCGTCGTCCTCGATTGTCCAGCCGGGCTGAAGTTTCTTAGAGGTTAGGCTGTTACCTTTGTTTACTTGTGCCATAAATTATCGGAGCATACGGCTTGGTTTTGTACCGAAGCGGATGTTGGTAGCCAAGGCATCTAATTCTTCCCGTGTTGCGTCGGGCTTAGTAAAGTTGCTTTGACCAGGGATTGAACCCGACCCAAGCGAAGGGGCGGTGTTAGAAGCAATCGTCGCAAGGTAATTGGTCTGTGCCTGAGCGAGTGCCATCGAGGTCGCCATGCCGAGGCCTTGAGCTGTGGAAACATTTGCACCGCCAGCACCGAGGGCAGACTTAGCCGCACCTGTTGCGCCTAAAGCAGCGAGTCCCTTTGCCATGTCTTTATCGGCAGCAGTTGGGGGAGGTGCTCCAGGGGTTGGAGTCGCAATATAAGCACCATATGCACGTCCAGCAAATCTGCCTACGTTTTCCATACCCGGTACAAGATTTCCAACAGCACCGCCAATAGTTGCTCCACCCTCTGGACTTAATGCAAAATCTGCAAGCTCTGCTTGTGCGCGTATTGCCGACCTTTGCATACGTTCGTATTTTTTTGTAACATCGTCTATTTTATCAATAGTTTTTTGAGGAATAATCTCCTGCTCGCTCACGCGGGACATTGCCGTACGCATACCGTCGAGCAAAGGGACAAGCTCTTGGGCTTTGGAGCCAAGCACCGAGGCCGCCACATTGTATTTCTGCTGGGCGGTGTCTGCACCCTCAACGGCTGCCGAGAGTTTTAACATAACTTCCATTGCGTCTGCATTGCCCGAGGTCACTTGCTCTTGAGTGTAACCCATAAGTTGAAGTACCTTGCTTTGCTTGCTACCTTCGACCTGTGCGTCGCGTATAAACTCTTTAACAACTTTAAGACCTTTCATAAATGCCTGTTGCTCTAAGCCTGCTTCCTGAGCGGCTGCCGCCAATTTCTGATACTCAGTAGTAGTTAATCCTGCTGCCTTTGCAGCGTCGTTTAAGTTGCCGACATTTTTCATGTTATTTATAAACGCACTAAATGCTTCCGAGGCCATCGATAGACCGCGATCTAATAGGGCAGTTGCCGTGAACATTCCAGCGATGCGTCCGCCAAAGTCTGACAGCTCTTTCTTAAGCCCCGACAGTTTGCCGGTGGCCTTGTCATTTGCGACGATATCAAACTCGATGGAGCGGCTCATTGTTTCTCTACCTTTGCCAACTCGTCAAACAGCGCCTCGTCCTCGGTCGTCAATATATCCACCTTAGCGCCATCTTGGACAGAGAGGGTCGTTGATAGCCACATGGCGTAAGCCTCGGGTAAATGGATAGCCTCGTCGTGCGATACGCCATTCTTCACAAGGTTAGCGATAGTCGATAATGCCCAAGGCACGCCCGACATCCGCGCGTCACCTTCGCCCTGGTCATCCTTCTGCCAAAATTGAGGCCACGCGTCAGACCGCATATGCGACTTAGCAGACTCAACGGCTTCGACCATGTAAGAGACTTTCTTAAGTCGGAACGCATAAAACTTTTCCTTCATGGAAAGCGAGAAAGCAAAGGGACGCTCCGAGCACACCTTGCAGAAAATTATAACATCGAAGGCAGTCACCGCACCGCCCAGGGCAAAGGGCGACTCAAGGGCAGCCAACTGTATCCGGTGCTTAAGGCAGAAAGGCTTAAGGTCGTACCCGAGAAGGGTCTGACGCTTGGGGGTCAGAAATGCCTCTAGAAATCGCTTGTCCATAGGAAGGGCTAGACCATGCCATCAAAACGCCTCTCAAGGCAAGCCAAGGGGCAAAGAAAAGGCCCTCCGTAGAGAGCCTAATCACCTTTCGCGTCAGCTAAGGATTTGTCGGGATAACTTATACCTTAGTAGGTAATGTCCTCGTGCTGCTGTGCAGAGAGGGAAATTAACGAGAAGCCTTTAGCCTGTCCGCGATCTTCGATGCGGGTGACAACTCCTGAGAAGGAGATTTCATTGCCTGTGAAAGTAAAGGTGTCACCGATAGCGATTGCGAAAGCAGATGACTGTAATACGCCTTCGACGCTGATTTCGTTACTGCGACCGTCTAGGCGGTGCGTAATCGTGCGACCATGTTCTCCGGCTACTTTGTCTTCCAGCTCAAATGAGCGGGTAATCGTGTAACTCTGGACTGTGAGCGATGTCACTTGTCCGGTGGTAAACGAGTAAACGTGTGCTGTTCCTTTTACGACGGCTGCCATAGTGTTATACCTTTGCGTCCTCTGTAAAGACTCAGGCAGGTAGGACGGCTAGGACGGTAAAGACAGCCATGGAGCCTAAGGCCCTGTCTCCGTTTGATTGGTCTACGGATTGATATATAACGTCGTAGCAGGTGGCGTCGGCTTGGCTTGTGAATAGTGCCTTAATGGCGGTAACATCTTGCATAGCGCCTAAGACAGCCGCGGAGCGTGCTCGGTGAACGGTCAAGGCCGTTGCTTCGTCTGCCGAAGTGAATGTGGCGATGTTTACGGTGCAAGCGTAGTTGCCTAAGCCTTCGGGCAGATCGGGGGCGGGCGAGACATTCTCGCAGGAGACAATCACGCTCGGTAATTGTAACTTATCGACCTCGATACCTTTTTCAATGTTCACACCGGATAACTCGGTCTGAGCTGTGAGTTGTGCGACTAGTGCAGTCTCGACTATTTCGCGTATAGATTTTGTTCCCATAAATTATTTGCGTACCGTAATACGGTTGGCGTTCCAGAGTCTAACAGATTTATCGACTTCCTTTTGGTAAGGATTGTTAGCCAGGTTAATCTGTCGGAGGCGTATAACGTTGCGGATAGTGTCAGCGTCGCTGGATACTCCCAAAGTGTCACCGATACCGTTAATTATCTTAATGCGTTTGTGGGCTTCGTCGCCGCGTACTGCGCCCATGCCCTTGTTGCCATGCTTACTTATCCATTGGTTAATCTTTCCGCCTGCGGGCTTAACTATGCGTCCGTTAAGGCTAATCTTACCGATGCCCAGGATGACGTTTGCCCATGCAGACTTTAATAAGCCGACTGACTGCTGCCGTAACTCGACATACTTTTTAATAACAGACGACTCTACAAGATAGGGATTTTTCTTTATGTCCTGACTCGGGCCACGGTTACGCGTAATGCGTCCACGGTATAAAGACCGCTCTGCCTTATGAGCCGATGCCATTTGTGCAGGAGTAGTTAACATCCGGCTACGGTCACGGTTTGCCATTAAGTTTTTAGCCTTGCCGTAAGCGCGGTCTAAATTGGTGTCAGCCCATATTGCACCGATAACAGAATTACCGGGGAGCGAGATAGAGCTACGCTTCCACTTCATGAAAGACTCCATCGAGCCGTAGACAGGATCTACTGCACCAGCAAGTCGGTCATCGGTAGGACGGAACATGGAACGGATGTCTCGCTCTGCCGCCTGCTTACCTACCAACTCGTCATTCTTTCCTAGGCCTGCCGTTCCCTTTTCGTTATTCTCACGAATTAAAAACGGAGGCGTAAACTTTAGAAAGGCTAAGGCGCACAAGGCAGCCTCATGCTTTAAGCAGTTATAAGTTAATTGACCTAAGTAAGTATTATACGTCCCGAGGTCAGTCGCTAAGCCTTTGGGGGTCTTAGACGGATGGACGTTAATGCTAATCATCGCTCGTCCTCAGCTCGTACCTGCAATGTCACCCAAGCCGAGCCGGGCTTATAGGTTGAGCCGACGATGCGGTACTTGCGATTGCTCTGCTCCGTAGCGACGAGCGTCTGCCCGATGGCTAGGGTCGAGACAATGCTACCCGATGAGATAGCCGCGGCACAGGCCGTACCGTAGGAAGTAGTCCAGGATGCCGTCGATGCGACGATGCGGGCCTCGTGGTTTACGCGCTCGATAAACCCGCCAGCGTTTAAGTCCTGGCTAATGCTTGGAAGCCCGATGATGACCTGCCACGAAGTCGTGCCGGCAACCGTTGTCCATGTCTGAGCGAGATCGGCCATGTCGCCGACTATATCTTTAGCGTCTGCAATAAGGTCGGACGTATTCATCTATCATTGCCGAAGTCGTAAAAACAAAAAGGCCTCCCGATTAAAGGAGGCCCGATTGAAGTCTATCTAAGACTGATTAGGCAGACTTGAGACGGACGAGCGAAGTCGAACGACCGACAGCACAACCGAACAACAGAGTTGCGGTGATGTTGTAGAAGCCGCTTTGCTCTTGACCCATGATGATCTGAACCGAGAGACCTGTGTCCAAGTCAGTACCGACTGCAACGTCGAAGCCAGGGATTTCAGTCAGAGGGAGAGCGGTCGCAACTGCGATTGCGTCTGCACCACAAGCGAAGCCTGAAAGGTCTTGGCTGTTCGAAGCGAGATTGGCGAACTGATAGACGCTTGCACCTGCGAGTGTACCGATTGCACCGGAGCTGATGACGTTTGCACCGAGGCCGTTAGCGGCAACGATTTTGGAGTCAGAGCGAAGGTCAGCGAGGTAATCGCTGTTAACGACAATAGCGCGTGGGTTAGCTGCCTTAGCATCGTCGAGGGTCTTTTGGCTAGTAACTGCTTCGTCGTATGAGAAATCTGCACCGATGGTAGCAGAAGCCGCAAAGTTCGAAGAAGTGATTAAAGCGTTGATGTCGTCCATGCACTTTTGAGCAAGGGCGTTAGAAGCGGTAACAGCGAAGTTCTGGAAGAAGCTCATGCCGTAGTCGCGGATGTTCAAAGGAGTGACGCGAGTCGATACCTTGTAATGTTTCAGAGCGACGTCAGCCTTAGTGACTGTTGCGTCGTCCTGGGTGAGGTATCCACCTGTCGAGAACTCAGTTGCAGTCGAAGTGCCGATGAGGGGCACTTGGATTGTCAAACCTTGTCCGGAGACTTGGGAGGAGAAAACGGAGCTGAAGCCGTTAAGCATTGGCAGCTTGTTTTTGAGGGATGCGATCACGCTGTCAGCTAAGACAGAGGGAGCGGCTTGGATTGAGTTAGCCATGGGTTAGGATAATATGTGGGGAAAAAAAGATTGCTCAGCGAAGGGCGGCCTTGATGGCCGAACCATGCTTAGCGAAGAATGCCGAACGCTCTGCACCCTGGAGGGAGAGATACTGTTCGACTAAAGAAAGTTTAGGAGCGTCGGTAGTCTCAGGGGACGACTCGACAGGGTTCACGCCAACCGAAGCACAAACCTTAGCGGCTTCAACTGATGCGGAAACTGCGTTCACTTGGAGTGCAGCAATGCGGGCAACCAATTCAGCCTTCTCAGCGGTGAGGCCGTCGATAGCGACAGTCAGCTCGTTGAGTTTGATGTCCTTGGCTTCGATTTCAGTCTTAGTGGCTTCGATGTTTGCAACCTGTTCGGATGCTAACTTTTCAAAGCTGACGCGGATTTCGTCACGCTCGGTAGTAACCGCGACGATGCCTTCTAAGGCAGCTGATAGTTTTGATTCGATTGTGTCCATGTGTTCTATTGTTGCGAAAGTTGTCAAAAGTTTGGACTGCTCTTTCTCGCGATTAAGTCGCTCGACTGTGCGTTCAGCCCACTTGGCGGCGTCCATCTTATCGCCCGATACAGAGCCTCCCCAAAGTAGCCAAGCAACTGCACCGTTGCCGGGGAATGCTTCGTTGTCAGGGTCGTTGGCTGGTGCGCTCATGTCGGTTAGATGACGAGCAAACCATGGCGCCATCTTTCTTACCTTAGCCTCGGAGATGCTTCCGCGAGCCATGTCGCGTGCATCCTGCAACGTCTGCTCTACGAGGCCATCACCGCCCTTGCCCTCTCGGTTGTACTCAAGTCCGCGCTCAGCGTTTTGCTGAATGAACTCGGGCACGTCGATTGCCATTAGCGATTAAGCTCGGAGATCAGGGATGCGAGGGATGTGGTCAATCCTGTGACTAGTCCCTTTGATGCGGCTTTGCGTCCGGAGAATACTTGGCCTTCCATGTCGGAGTCTGAGACGCTTGAGCGCTTAGCTTTAACCGCGTTGCGGAAGTCGGCATGGATTGCGTTCACCTGCTCTTGCAGATCTGCACGTTGGCCTTCGGAGAGCGATGTGCCTTCGATACCAGCACCTTTCAAAGTGCCGGATTTAATAACTTCCATCTTCACGCCCATAGACTCGTAAGCCTTGGACACGTCGGCAAATGCCATGTACACACCGATTGAGCCAACCGTTGCGGAAGGGGTTGCCACTACTCGGTCGGCTTGCGAGCCAATCCAATAAGCAGCCGAAGCCATCTCGGTATCAGTAAAGGAGACCGTGGCTTTCTTCGATTGTGCCAACATCATGCCGACTTCCTCAACGCCTGTGACCGTACCGCCTGGGGAAGAGATGTCGATGAGGATGGTCTTAACTTCTTCGTCCTCTTCGTAATCGTGCAATGCATTTGCAAAGTCGTTTAAGTCTACTGCGCCTGTCATTTTATCTAAGGGCGAAAGTGACTTACCGATGACACCTTGCAAGGGGATGACACCGACTGAGCCAGCCTTGTAGGGCTTAGGGGCAGAGCCGAATAGGGCGGCTACCATGTCGGTGAAGCCCGCAGCCTCGGCAGCCTTTTTGTGATCCGTAGCCTTAGCAGGGTCGATGAGTAAAGCCTCACGGCCTGAAAGAGCGTTAGTTAAAAAGCGGGACATAAGATTATGGAGTTGGGGTTGTACCAGCCGTAGTCGTGCCGGGCTGAACGTTGGTCATTTTGTAAAGTAGCTCGAACGGAACGCCGGAAGAAACTGCGAGGTCACGGATGAACGCCATGTCTTGAGCGCGTTTCTGCATCTCCTCGCGGAAGTCCATCCCACGCTGAGAATATAATTCTGACATGGACATAAGACCCATCTCGATGTCGGCTCGGTCATTTGCCGCCTCACGGCCTGCGTCCACAGTCACGCGCTTGGGCGTAGTCCATGAAACCTTGTACCAATCGGGATTGTCCGGTAGGTCTCCATTAGCGATAGCGTCGCCGATGAGGTAGCCCCATGTAGGGTTACACACTTTGTCGATTAGGATGCCTTGATGGCGGGAAGCCACACGATCCATCTTAGCGACGATGAGACGGACAGCTGCGGAAG